CGCACGTTAAATGCCGTTCAGGTAGGCTATCACCCAGACCGTTACCGCCACGTCTGCGGTCACCGGGGTCCACGAGGCGGTCGTGAGTTTGACCCCGACGTAGGAACCCGCCGCACCCATATCGGAGTTCCGGGGTTGGACCGCGTAGTGTCCGGTCGTATTCGTCGCATCCAACTGTGCCTGCATGCCGGTTACCGTTCCGTCGATGGTCGCATCCACCAGAAGCGTTCCGGCGGTACGGGCAGTAGACCCGCGGATAGAGATACCGACAACTTCAAAGTCAAACGGAATAACGTACCCCGGCACTGCCAATACATCGTCGGCAGTAGCGGCGGCATCCCTGACTTCAATAATGTTCATAGCAACGGCGGTCTGACTATCTGCAACATCGGCTTGACCGAAGTTCAATGCGATTAGTTGACCCTTGCTAGTAATGCGTTCAATAGGTGGCATTAGAGTTCCTTCCGTCAGAGTGGGTGACTGTGCTAGTCACCCACCTGAACACTGTCACTACCAGTTTACGCAACCGTAATGTTGTACAAGACGTCAGCCGCTTCGATACCACCAACGGCACCAGTCGGCGAATAGCGACCCATACCAACCCGCACGTACAAGGCAATCACAAACTGATCAGTCTTGATGTCCCTGAACGTTTCAACGCGGACCCGACGACGGAAACCAACACGGAACCCATTGCGATTGAACGCGGCTACCTGTCCCTTGACGTTATTCGCACCAGTGGTCGATACCTTGCCGGTAGCGTCGGTCTTGGACATTGCCATAGAACTAATCAACGGAGACTGTCCGATACGCGCCAACTGTCCAGTTAGCACAGTTGCCGTAGGTCCGAACTTGTCTACCGTAATCACTTCATCCAGTGATGCCGCTTTATCTGCCGTATCCGGGTCCGCTACGTAGACCAAATCCTGAGGGTTAGTCGGATGACCCCAGTCCTGCAAGTAGGTCTCTGAACGCATCCGCTTCTGTTGTTCCTTCAACAACGACCACGTCAATGCACCGGCGACATTCTTACTGTTCGCAGTATTGTCAACCAGTCCGACTTTACGGATGCCATTCAGCGCAAGGTAATGCTTCGTTGCTGCCGGTGTTGCATCAATAAGATTAATGTTGGTACTTGCAGTACCGACAGTATCTCCATTAAGAACAAGGCTATCCATGTAGTGAGCAGTTGCCGTAGCAAGTTGCTGACGAAGGAACGGAACAAACGGAATGAGACTGTCTTCATCGAGTTCACCAGACCAATACTGGGTGAACCCAAGTTTGCTCGCAGTAATACTTACACGATTGGAACCAGTATTCACGGAGGTGTTCGCACTCGCACTCGCAGAAGTCGCTTCACTAAACAGCAACATCTCCGGCAAGTCTGCCTCAACAGGCAAGTAAACAGTAGGATCAGTCATCTCAAACGAAGGGATTAGCGCGAATACTCGTGACTCCTGACGCGCTGCCATCCACAAGTCGCGAACGTACTGGGCACCGACCAACTGGCTACCGAACCCTGATTCAGCCGTATCCATTGCCGTCTTGTACGCGGCGGTTGCCCACCACATACCCTTCGACGCTAGGTCGCGGTCGGACCCGGCGAATGACGACACTGGGATACGCGGGAACAGGTTGTCAATGGCACGCTGGTCAATACGCTTCACCTCCGCTTCCGGCAGGTAGCACGCCTCCGAGATAGCGTTGAACGCACCTTCTAGTTCCGGCGAAGGACCGCGACCGCGACCGGCACGCTGCTCCGCTAGCGACAGGTCGTACAGGAACTCAACGTCACCCGTCGTGAGACCGTGACGCGCAAACTTCGACCCGACCAAACGGGGTTCCGTCCCGCCAAACTTCAACTTCCGAGAGAACTCAGACGACGGGTCGCCAGCCATTTCCTCAACGATTTGACGGGCAATCTGCTTCGCACGCGCCTCAAATGCCGCGTCTGACGTTACGTGTTCTGGCAACGACTTTAGACGGGCGGAGATATCGTTCAACAGTTCTTCGTTCATTAGCGTGTCCTTAACCATTTGCGGAGTTCTTCCCACTCCGGTTCCGCCTTGTACTGCGGCATATCTGCCGGTTGATCTGCCGGTTGATCTGCCGGAACATCCGGCGGTACAACTGACGGACCGTCTGGCACACTCGTGCTGGATAGGATTGTCTCAACCATAACTTTAGCGTTTGTCCAAGAGGACATTGCCTCAGTCATGTGCATTGACATAGTATCTAACGCAACGATAACCGCACCAAGCATCGCTTCGTTCTGAGACGATAACACGCGACCCGCCTTGCGGTTGATCGTCGTTTCATCTTCCCAGAACTGCCCGTCCCGTTCCCTAGCCGACCACCGCCGTAGCGTGTCTGTAGGCACGAAGTCTGGCGGTTCCCTTCCGATAACCCGGTATGCCCGTTCCAGACCGTTGTACAACCGGCGGCGCGCCGTGTCATCAGTCTCCGTCTCTACCATTACGGCGTGCATCGCGCACGCGATTGGATACCAGAGACGGTCGGGTATACCTGCTTCCGGGGTAGGTTCCGCGTAACCCTTCGACGGTGCATCTTGGCTATCGGAGTTCGCGCGTGCCCATGCGGCCGCGCGTTCCGATGAAGTCTTGGACCCGCCACCCCATAGCGCATGCGCGACCACTCCGGGTGACGGGTAGTCGGGGTTACCGGGGTCCGCTGCCGGGGCATCTAGGTCCGGCATATGCCGCGCGAACCACGCCGCCATCCGGGTCGCTTTATCGTCGGAGACTGACCCGTCTGCCATCGCGCGTGCTTCCCGTATCGTGCCGTCCGTTACTCCGTCACCGGACAATCCTTCCGCGTGCCACGCTAGTCCGCGTTTCGCGTTAGCGGCTAGCCAGTCAGGAGCAGCAATCTTGGTCGATACCTCCGTGACGGAGGCGCGACCCTTGATAGACCGGAGGCGAATAGCATCAGGGTTGGCTGGTACGGGTACAACGCTAATCTCCAACAGTTCCTTCCGCATGTGACGTACCGCGGTGCGCTGGTCGCGTTCGACGTTTACGGTTGCCTTGTCGATAGCATCCGCCTCCGACGTACCCCGCGCTTGTCGCTGCGGGTAGTCGATGATCATTGGTCGGAACCCGACCGATACGGCGCGTAGGTCACCGTCGTCGATTAGCGTGCGCGCCAGCGTTCCGTACTCCGTTGCGTTAAACCGTAGGTCTGCTACCCAACTATCTCCGTCGCGTTCTATACCAACACATCTGCCAACGATAGATTGAATGTCACCGTACTCGTGTGAGTTAAGAACAACCGGGTTCTTAAGATAGTTGGTAAACTCCCACCCTTCGGTTTCTACTATCTCACCCTGTCGATCAATGGTGGGACTAGTGATACGGAAGCGGTAAAGCGGAACGCCGTCATCTCCGACCATCGGAGTTCCGACCAATGTTGCCGCATCATATACGGGGTCCATGTTCATCATGCTAGCACATCCTTGTCATCTTCGTAGTCGGGGTCTTGGTTCCGGTGGTTGGTTTCCTAATGGCTTCAGGTTGAATGTCATGGTGCACCGACAGTTGATCACTTCCTTCGCGGAACTAAACTGATGTGGTGCTGGTCCCGTATACCGATTGCCTGCTTCATCTTCTAGGACAAATGGTTGATCCAGTGCTACGGTCTGTCCGTGTGCGTTCCTATGATCAATCCTAGTCCGACTATCAAGCGCAGCCAGCCAAGTCTTTGATTCGACTTCACCCGTCTGTTGTGCCGCAATGAGTTGTCCCGCGTTCGACGCGCCAATCACTTCGGTCCGCGCGATAGCCTCCGTGCGGAACGTCTCATACGTGGTGAAGATGGCACGTACGCGGTCCATCAGGGCTGGTACCCCGTCACCTGCCGCTAGTCCGTCCTTCAGGCTGTTTCGGAGTTCCTGCCACGTGACGTCGTTGATCTGACGCGCGAACGTCTGAACCTTTGTCGCTAGCCACTGCTCCGCCTCCGGTGACTGAACGTCGAACGCTACCTGCAATCCGAGTTCATCCAACGCCAATCC